TGAGTTCTGACTTGCTTGCCTTACCATTAGCTAAGTTGGTCAGTTCTGACAGTCTGCGAGTCGTCGTCTCCTCATACGTCGCTTGCGCTGACTTCACACCAGCCAGTTCTTTTTTGGTCTGGATAAGCGCTTCAACCTGCTTGGCAATCTCAGCTTCAGCCTGTGCCTGCTTCGGTCGAACATCGTTCGCGATGGTTCGTTTCAAGACATCCAAATCACCCGACAAAGCCATCTGAGCGCTCGTAGCCTGTCTCTTAAACTCTTCAAGCTTGGTAATCGAATCCAAGCCAATCCGCTTCGCTTCCTGTGCAAGCAGGGTACTTGCGCCAGCGTTTCTCAAGGCTTCTTCAGCCCTGCGTTTGGCTTCCTGTAGAGGGCCATTGTTAAAACTATTGAAGCGCTGGTCAATAGTGGCAGACAGTTCTCTCTTGACTTCTTCAGCTCTGGCTTTGGCCAGTTCAATACCGTCAGAAATTTCATGTCTAAGCAATCCAGCCTTATGATCAAAGTCTAAGTCAGCATTTTGAAGAGCCTTTTCTAGGGCGATTTCTTGTGCAGATTCTGTTACTCCAAGGATGGCATCGGCTGCACTAGATAAGCCACCAGAAGCCCTAGAACCACCAGCGCCTGCCTTATCATCGAAAGTCAGAGAGATGTACTCTTCTTTCAAGGCATCGAACTCATAAGCAATAGCTTTCTTGAATGCATCGACATTGTGTTTCCAGCTCTTGAGATTGACCGTATCGCCCATGTGAACAACTTGCCCATCAAGTTCATAGGCTTCAATCTTGATAGCATCAGAGACCTTGTCAATGCCCTCATTTGAGAACTTAGACTGTGCCCACTTCTGCAACTCTTCAATAGTTTTAGCATTGTTGTTCTCGTACTCTTTTTCATTGATATAAGGGTATGAGTTGATAAGAGGACTATCTACAGTCACTCTGAGAGTCGTTTCTTTTTCAGAGCCTTCAGGCTTAAAAGTCGATTTGGCATGGATTCTTGTGACAACATTCTGACTGTTTCTTGTGCGTTGGTACTCCTTCAGATTCTTGTGTGTCGTGATAACAACACCACGATTCTCACCACGACTCTTCTTGATAGTCATTGCAAAGTTATCACGAACCAGCTCGCCTTCCCATGTACCAACAATGCTGTGTTTACCGTCCAGCAATATAGAGTACAAAGTTTCTGTTTCAGTCGTATTGAAGGTCCTACGATCCTGGATATCACTGTTGAAAGAAAAATCCCCCAAAGCAGTTTTTGTGTTTTGAACCATGCGAGAAAGAGCCATACCACAGCTCTGACTAGTCACGCTCACTGGTGTGATAGAACGTTGCATCACATCGTCTGAAATGTGATAGGCTGTGATTTCCAGATGATCATTGTTCTCAACAGGTTTCTTGATGCGAAATAGCTGCGCACCAAGAACAGGAGTCGGCGCTTTTATCAACATATCTTCTTGGATAAGCTGATAAATACCAGAATCAGAAATAGGATATTTCACAGTTAGGGTGAAATCGCCATTCATGGTCTCTTTAACAATCGCCGAAGTCGCTTCATGAAGTGGCTCCCCGTTCCAACGCACGGTTCTCACATCTTTATCAAGTAAATAAAGCAATTATGCCCACCCCCAAACCGTCTCGATTTCAAGCGATTGAATACCTGAGCCTAGAACAACCCCAACATTCTTCACTTTCGCTGGATCAACTGTGATAAAATCCCCTGACCATTTCACTGGCTTCCCTGTTGTCGTTTTAAAGCTAGGGTTGTCAGGATTATTGACCATCACAAGCGACTCAGCAAGCCTTTCAAGCCTAATGACCTGACCAGCAATTGTAAATGAAGTCTCAGAAGCGCTCTGGCCAACGATTGTGATTTTAGGAAATGCAAGAGCAGAACCTTGAACGGTCAAAGTCCCACTTCTTGTCAATCTCTGCGTATCAGTGGTTTTGAAGTATTTGGTAGGGTGACAAGTAAATTTCACATCTACCGTCCATGCACCAAAATCATCTTTAATAATTTTGAAATCATCCACTTTATAGCACCAATATTTCACGCTTGGCTCTTGTTCATTTTCCAACCAAAATTTTTCACGATTTAACAGAGAAGAAAAACGGTATAAGTCTTCATCTGTTGGGTTAATCAAGCTGATGTGGTAGCTTTTTTCAATCAACCTACGATGCCTATTTGATTGAACAATTGCACCACTGATCCCATCATGTTCTAAAAGACTAGTTTTTGAAGAGGATACGATGACTTGTGGTCGTGTTTCAACCAGAATCTCACATTTGAATGATGATGTTTTCACTCCGTCAATGGTTAACTCATTAATTTTTGTCATGCGAAACCTCCTCTCAAATTAGTTTTTCTTTGTAGTTCTTCAGCAATACGTGTTCCGACTGCATCAGCTAGTCTATTCAAATCCGCTTCTTCTCGGATGGTCACACCTGAGAAGTTGACATTGATGCTATTCGATGTATTCATCGTATTAGCAATACTTTGTCCAATCGCACCAAGTGTTGACTTATTGAGTGGAAGGATTGCTTCCGCACCAGCTTCACCACCAACCATCGCACGATTACCATTCATGCCGAACAGTGTCGGTTTGGTCATGATACCACCCTTCGCATACCACTCAATACCGATGCTTGGAACGCCCTGACTTAACCAGTCTAATGGATTGGCTGAACCACTTACATAAAAGTGGGGTAATGGAATGTGTGGCCAACTGATGTTGAAATTAAATAGATTCTTAATAGCTTGGATAGCGTTAGATACTGCATTTTTAGCACCATCAATAGCGTTGGAAATAGTTGATTGGATAGAGTTCCAAATACTACTAGCAGTGGATAAGATGCCATTAAAAATTCCTGAAATCGTGCTACCCAAATTATTAAACAAATTTGACCCGGTTGAGACCAGGCCAGACCATAAATTGGAAAGGGTAGAAGTGAAACTTGACCACAGAGACTGAGCCCCTGAAATCAAACTTGAGAAAATATTGGACAAGGCGCTAGTAAAGCTAGACCACAAAGACTGTCCAGTTGAGACTACTGAAGACCAAATTTCAGAAAGCCAAGCAGTGAAATTTGACCACGCTGTAGTAGCAGTCGTGACAATATTAGTCCACAATTCAGAAAGCCAAGCGGCGCAAGCATCCCACGTCGACTGAAGCCATTCGGATATAGCCCCCCAGTTCATGATGGCCTGGATGATGAGTGTAATAACGGCAATAGCAGCAACTATTGCCGCTACGACAATTCCAACAGGCGCACCTATTGCCCCTATAGCAATAACTAGAGGTGCTATTGCACCAAGCAGTAGCATTACAGCAGTTGTAACGAGGCCAAGAATCACGATAGTCTGTTGATCAGTTTCATTTAAACTGCTAAACCAATTGACAGCAGATTCAAGCATCCCCATCAAAGGTTCTAAAGCTGGTATAACACTCTCAAGTAATTTACCACCTATCTCAGCAAGCCCTTCTTTCGCTTTATTGGAATAGGTTGTTAGTTTATCAATCGGATCTATTGTCTCATCAAATGTTGTTGCTACAGTTCCTGATGAATTTTGTGCTGCTTCAGCTAAATCATTAAAGCTAAATGCCCCACGTTGGATAGCATCTACCATACGTGGTGCAGCCTTGCTCCCAAAAACTTCCGAAGCAATACTCAAAGCTTTTGTTTCACTAGTTGAATTCTGTATTGCATTGACAGTCTCGTTCAATCCATCCGTCAAGGACTTCCCGTCTTTGGCATAGTTTACTGCGGCTTTTGAAAGAGAAGATAAAGCAGCAGAAGAGTCAATCCCGCTTTTTTCAAATCTACCAATTAATGTTGCTCCCTCTTCAAAAGATAACCCAAGCATCTTAATCTGTGGAGCTCCATCAATGGCTTTTTGGAAAATAGAGTCATAAGATTGACCAGTATCCTGGCCGACCTTTGTTACTGAGTCCAATACTCTCGCTAGATCCTCATTAGATAAACCGTAAGCATCAATTGCTTTCTTGGCATTTATTGCGGAATTTGAAATATCTTCTCCAGTTATTTTCGAATATTTCAATAGGTACTCTGCTGCAGATTGCAAAGTATCACCAGTAAGTCCAAATTGTGTATTTAACTCACCAACTGCGTCAGCAGATTCTTGAAATGTAGCCGATGGTAAGGATGTAGCGATTCCTTTTGCAATTTCCTGAAGTCCTAACAAGGCTTCGCCAGTAAGTCCAGTCTTCGTCGTAACAGTATCCATCGCTTCGTCGATTTCAGACCATGCATCTACTGTTTTTTTACCAGCATCAACCATTTTTTGACCTAGTTGTCCTGCCTTTTCAGCAACGTTCATCATTACATCGGCTTTTAAGTATCCTGTAGCTTCCTTGATGTTTCCTGTTGCTGAACGGCTCGAATCTCCTAGATTACCCATGGCTTTATCTATCTTTAACACCTCAACTTCTGCTTGCCCAATTTCATTTTGAAGTTGTCGCCATTCCTCTGTTCCGATTTTTTCCTTTCCTAATTCCGCTTGTTTCCGTTTCAACTCCTGGACCTTATCCTTGGCTAATGAAGATTGTTTACCTAATAACTTCATTTTTTCTTCGGACAACTCTACATTTTTAGGATCTAATTCAAGTTTCTGGTTGACGATATCAAGTTCTTTTGCAACATTGTTGATTTCTTTGTTGAGATTTAAAATGGACTTTGGATTTCCTACATCTTCGAGATGTTTTTTGGTTGAATTCATTGCCTGATCAACAACCTTCATCTGTGATTCAACTTTAGAAATTTCAAGTTGAAGCTTATTCCACTGTGCTGACCCAACTTCAGATTCTCCCAGTTCCTTTTGTTGCTTTTTGAGTTCAGCAATTTTCATAGCACCAACACGAGCTTGTTCCTGTAAATTGAGCAACTTACGATTCAGCAAGTCGACATTGTCTGGATCCATCTTCAATTGTCTATTGATGTTGTTGAAATCTTTTTTCAAACTAGATAAAGCATTATTGATACCTTTTACAGATCTGTCAAATTCAACAGTATTGGCACCAAATTTGACGTATAAGCCTTCAAATGTTTCAGCCATAGATTTCCTCCTTTCAGTTTTAGTCAGACATTACATTTAGTAATTCTGCGTTTGATAAAGTTTTTTTCTCATTTTCATTGATACTCATCTGATGTAGTGTTCCCATCAGATAATTAAAGTGTTGACTTTCTGCCCAAAAAACATCCATCCGATTTTCAAAAATAACCTTATAAATTTTTTCAGAAGTTATGACTTCTGTTGAGGCTTTTTTCTATCTTGAGGAACCTTTGCTCTACTTCGGTTAAATTCATAAAAGAGGTCTGAGAAAAAACCAATATCGATCAAATCCCCAAACCAAGGAGCAAGAGAGGCTGTTTCAGCAGTCAGCTCATTCTGTACCAAGCGACCATTCTCAACCTCACCGTACAGACAAGGAATAACTTCAGTTAGGAAGTTCATGAAATCTGGCTCCATAAGTAATGGCATTAGTTTGACTTTTTCTTCATCAGTTAAATCAGATAAGCTACCATTTACACCAGTTGCAAGGGCAAGCTGTGTGTAAGCTGTGAGCGCTTTTTGGTTGTCATCAAAGAAGTTGCGACCTGTTCGCTGTTCATACATCTTGATAGCTGGTAAAGAATAAAGAAAGCGCACTGTTTCAGTGTGCTCTCTTTCTTCACCATAACTATCAAACGCTGTGAATGATAGTTCTTTTTTAATCATTTTAGCCTCCTGGCACGATGGCTGTTGTTCCTAAAGCTTCATTGATAAAATCAATCAATTTCGTTGGGGTACTTGAAGCGAACAATTTATCAAATTTAGCACGGACAACACCCTTGTCTGTATCACGCCATACAATTTCTGAAACAGGTTTTTTATCTGAATCTAGAATGAAATTGTTAGGTGACGCAGTACATGGAATTTCGATTTCTTTTGGTGTAGCAGAGCTTTCATCTGTTGTAGTGCTGCCTTTTGGAGCCGATGCTTTCACATTGGTCCAGATGTGGAATTCTTCAACCTCCGAACCAAACTCATCTGTCACTGTTTCAGCATATCCCCAAATGAAATTCGCATTCACACCAGTATCGATGAGCGCTGGAGGAGTTGAAGTTGTCAGCTTTTTACCCAAGTGATCAATCATGAATTGTTTAGGAATTTGATAAGTCGTGATGGATCCCTCAGTTGATTTCTTACCTTGAAGACGGACGTGCTCCACGTTATCTGCGTAGTATGCATTTGATTCTTGTGAAGTTTCAAAAGATGTTTTTCGCAATCCTGTAAATGGATACGGTTTTTTAAAATCGAGTGTGCCAGATTCTGTTTTGGAAATCTTGGCAAAGAATCCCATGGCATTACCATGAGTAACCTCTCGTGTGTCATATTTATAAGTCATTGTGACTCCTTCCTTAATTTGGTCTGATTTTTATTGATTTCATATTATTGAGAAAGATTTCTTTATTTTTGAGGTAAGCTGGTCTGATGTGTTCTTGAGGTGCTACAAATCCACCATTTTTTGTTGCATGGCCATTTTCTAACAAGTGAGCAAGCGACTTCTCTTTCCCATTGTTATATACTACAGCGATGTCTTCAATGGTCTCGTGAGTCCATCCTTTTTCATATACTCCGTTTCTTCTAGGACTTCCGTCTCTAATATCTCCAGCGGTGCTTTTTCCTGCTTTTTCTATGATTTCTAAAACTTGATTCTGTATATCGATTTTTAATGTTTTCACATTAACGCTACCATTTCCCACTTGTGAATACCTCGATTCTGTAGGTTGTAAGTAAGTAATCTGTATCAGGCTGTTTTAGATTCAACTGACTAGGTTCACACATAAAATTAGACAACATCAATTCCTCAATGCTGTCTAGTTTCTTCTTGTGATAGTGACTGATTTGAATAATCACTTTTCTCATGTGTACTGTGTCATCAGCAGTAATACTGCTACCTGGAGTTAAACGATAGTAAAGAATAACGTTGTCAGGAGAGGTTTTTTCCTCACGTTCCATATAGAACACCTTTGATTTTAAAGTGTTTTTTTCTAGGGTTTCTTGAATTTCTTGCCTGGTGAAGAACTTCTTAGCCATTATTTCAACTCTCCTAATTCGATTATCGTGTAGTGGCCATCATCGGATTCAGTTCCAACATTTACCTTGTACTCTTTCCCTTTGTACTTCACGTAGTCTAAGGAATCTGTCACATAGTTAGAACGTATCCGAAATCTTGCTGTCAAAACTTGACCATCTGCCAAAGCTTTATCGAGTCTACGTTGGTAGATCTTTTCTTTTTCAGCTTTGACTTTCTTTTCTACAACTTGTTTTTCAAAAACACCTTTTTCGACCTCTATGCGCTCATCATAACAAAGGATGATTGATACTCTAGATGATTTCATGATTTAGCTCCGTAAATAGCTTTTAATTGATAGAGAATATTTGTCAATTCTTCATCAATCCAGCTCATTGTTGTTGAGCTTCCTGTCATCAAGGATTTATCAAATCTCTGAACACATCTCAAATGTAACCAATCTAAAATTGTTTCTTTATCATCCTCTTCAATCTTATTCCATTCTGTCAATTCGCTTTCTTTATCGATACGAGTGATAGGAATGTTGTTTCTCGTTAGATATGAAATCCCACTATTTATGTAGCTTAAAAGTTGAGTGTCGAAGATTTCTTCTTCGACATCAACTTCAACCATTTCTTTAATTTGTTTAAGGATTGTCATTTTAGACTCCCCTTTCTATTTAAAATCAACCTTTTGTGAATTTTACAGCTGATTTGTACTGACCAAGTCGGCCACCAAGCACGCTAGCAAGTTCGATATGACGACGATTCATCGTTACATCATAATCTTCAAAGCGATCGGCAGAGACATCATCACCAATCATCTTATAAGCCTTGTCAGCAAATGCGATAATTGGGTTGGTCGCATCTTCCATCCAGTCATAGACATATACTTGATAACCAGCAATGACATTCCCTGTTTGTGAAATTGGTGCGAATGGTTGTGGATCAATGTAGCGTTTTTCGCCATCCTTAACCATTTTAAGTTTACGAGCAATAGTTTTTGAAGTAACCAAAATTGGAGTTGTATTGACAGCAAGTTTATCAATTCCTTTTACGAGGTTTTCTAAAACAGTGCTGTCAAATTCCCCGTCAACATTGATTTCTTGCGTATCAAATAGTTGAGCAAGTGTTTCTTCTGCAATAGATTTAATTTCAGTGATTTTGTCATCATCATCACTATTTTTACCATCTCCGATAACAACAGCACGTTCAACTGCACGGATGAAGCCTTGTGCTAGTTCATTCATCACATAGTTGAAGTAAGCACCTGTTGTATCCTTCTTCAAGTCAGCATACTCAAAACTGTACTTGATGTAGACAGCTGCAGAGTTGATTGTATAATCGATAAATACAAAAGATTCATCTTTCTTTGTTTTGCCATTCTGATGGCCTTTAGCTTTTGCTTGTTGCGTTTGAAGTGCAACACGTACTGCATAACGAGGATCTTTGGTTACATGGTTCAGGATACCGTCGTAATCATTAAATGCATTTTGGATTGCAATCAATACTGGTTCAGGTAAGATTTTGTTAAGATCGGTTACACCTTTTTCAACCAGATTTGCTTCCCACGCTTTGCGGGCACTGTTTGAGCTGCCTTCGTTATCCATGAGGATTCGAGCGAAATCAAGTGCAGCTTCTTTTGTTTTTAAGTATTCCATTTGTGTCTTGCCTTTCTGTACTTCCTTGATAGATTTAGCAGCTTTGTTGAGATTATCCTCTTTTTCTTTAATCTCAACATCTAACTTAGAAATTGTTTTCTTGAGTTCCTCTGCTTTGGGCACCAATTCTTCTGCATCTGATTTCAATTGTGCAAGTTCTTCTTCTCCAATAGTTGCTGACTTCAGTTTCTCTTCGATTGAAGCTTTTTTAAATTTGATCTCAGATAACTCATCTGCATGTTTTTGTCGTTCTTCCATCAATTCGACTAGTGTTTTCATTTTTTGCTCCTTTTTTAAATTGTTGCAAGTTTACTCATGATATCTTGCTTCATGTTCGCCTGAGCGATTCGCTTGTCAACCACAGACATATCAAATCCCTTAATATTATCAACGGTTGCTTGAGGATTGGCTGGCACAGTCACGACAGATATTTCAAAGATTTCAACTTCTTTAAAAACCCATCCACCGTAAGGTTGCTTAGCGTCAACTGGCTCATAATCATTAATAAAAAATCCAATGCTCAGACTATCCAGTGCCCCCATCTTCATGAGATCATAGGTTTTCTTAGCTTCTGGATCGCTTAGGTTGAATGTTGACCGTGTTCGCAGACCTTTTTCATCTACCGACAGCTCATGCTTACCGATGACACGATTGCGGTCGTGATTTAAGCACATAGGGACGACGGCCTTAGTTTTCAGGGTATTGTCAAAACACCCCTTGGCCATCACATCGCCATCTCTGTCGGTATTCCCATAGGTGGAGGCATAAGCCTCAAAGTGAAAGTCAGCTGACTCTTCCTCAACTGACTTGACGACAAAGGTTTTTAACTTTTCCATAGCCTACCTCCTTTCTTAAAATTTCTGCCAACCGCCCACCCTATTTTTAATTACTTTCGCTCGGCTCGATACGGACTGCATTTAGATTTGTTTCGAATACTTCTCCACCTTCATATCCTGGAAGCCCTAGATAGGTTTCACGGAATTCATTTGAATTCATCAAACCTGCGTATTTAGATTTAAATCCACCTTCTACTAGATCCTTGAATGAAATCATGTCAGCCATATCAAAGAAGACCAAGAGCTTGTTTCCTTGTGTCCTTGCCGTCTTCGTGAAATATTTTCTATTAATTTCTTCAGAGAATACACGTTGATATAATTTCATGACGCTAGAATAGTAAGCTCTATATTGTTCTTCTGTGTAGTCACAAGTAAACAATTTTTCATTAATTCCATGAGCATGATAAAGTTGAGATTTCAGAAACTCCATTTCTTCTTTAGAAGCGGTTGAGTAATCTTTGTTTAATTCCATAAACTCTTCACCTTGCTCGAGATAGGCAATGCCACCATTTTCAGCAAGTTCCATCATGCTATCAACTCGACTCTTAGCTTGTTTCTTCAAATGTTCATCTGCTGCTTTAGTTGGTAGTTTTAAGAATCCTCTCAACTTTGAATTCCCTCTGCCTAACTTCTCGGTTAACGCATCAAGATTGATATCAATTAATTCTGTGATTTGGTTTAGTTGACTTGTCACGTTTAATTTAGGATTCTCAAAAACCCAGACATCGCTAAGAGGTAGCTCAATCTCTACATCATCAATCATGATTTCAACTCTCTCTGCAGTCCATGATATTGTTTTCTTTGCAAGCCAAATTTCAATCAGTCGACCATTTTCCCAACGTGGAACAACAACTGCAACTCCGTCACGCAACATAGATCTAGTCACGTTAGCCCAAAAAACAATCGGAATTTCAAGAGGATTAGGAGAAAAAGACAAAACATTGGCAAGGTCACTATTCTCGTACCACTCCATCTTGTCAACTCCTGTCGGATTTCGAGTGATTCTCACATGCTTAAATCGAACTTGTGCAGTATCTGTTGAAATCTTATTGTAGATATTGTCCAAGTAGATGGAATTTCGTCGCCAGTATGTAATATTTCTTTGGAGGTATGTTCTAGTCGTCTTCCGATTATTCGATCTGAAAATCCTAGCAAAGACCTCTCTTAAATTATTTATATATTTGTTCATTCTTCACCTCAATCAAAATAATAACTCAAGTCTTCCTTGAAATTTTCGTAGCAGATAAAAGCATCTAACTGACTAGCAAATACGTCAATCTTTTCTTTTGCCTTTTCTTTATTTGGAAATACATTGTTATTTGCATCGATCTTGACACGAACATTTGCATGGTTCCAAGTTGCCACAGGATCGTCAAAGATGATTTTCCCCATCTTAGCTTTTTCTTTATACACTTTTAAAGGATTGGATAAGCTCTTGACCGTTTGTGGAATGTCGTGACATATATCTCCGTAGTAGTCATTAATTAAGCGGATAAGCTCTTTTGCATTCCAGCGGTCATATCCGACTGCAACTGGTAAGATTCTATTCTCGCTCATAAACTGCCTTAACTCTTCAAAGATATAAGCTTGGTCATTGTAGTCCAACTCATGAACATGAAGCTGTCCACTAAGCTCCCACTCAGCGTATTTGTCCCTCAGTTCTTTCGGAAGTCCTTCAATCGTATGACGTGGCATGAATTTCTTGTTCAAATACTGACGCTCTTCGCCACGCACCACCATAAATGAGACCGAACAAATGTCATTGACATCCGACAAGTCAACACCAAGTACACAGCGAGCACTCCGTTCCTCATTTCCGACAAACAAACTCTTATCAAACTTATCTGACCAACCCTTACACTCTTCATTACTGAAGTAAGCAAGATAGTTATTAACAGGGAGATTAAATGTTTTAGCCATCAGCTCAGCCTGTTGTGCTGGATCATTCTTGCTCATTTCAATATCCTTGGCAATCGTCTCCTTCTCAGTCGTTATACCGAGTAAAGGCATAGCTTTCTGCCACATATCTGGATTGTGAATTTCAGAAACATCATCCAGCTGATAAATCCAAGGCATGACCGAATCATTGACAATCTTTTCATCAAGAATATCTACCCAGATGTTGTAATACTTATCAAAAAGCTTGTCCCGTTTCGTCCCATTGGTGGAGATGTACCAGGTTATCCAATTTTTTCGCTTACGACTCGAACCATCATTCACAACCTTGATGAAGTCATCATCATAAGTGTGCACTTCATCAAAAATATTGTAGTGAGCATTAGTACCATCAAGGCTTTCATAGTCGGAAGTCTTGATTGACATAAGACTATTAGTTGTCTCGTACAAGATACCTTGTTTAGTTGACCGTAGTATGTCAGCCTCACGCATATAGTGTAGTAAGCTCTCTTCGTTCGACAGCATAGCTCTAGAAGCATTAAACAGATAGCCAGCTTGTTCACGACTGTAAGCTAGAAGCTGAATATCAGCACCCCACTCACCGTCAATAATCTGACCAACCTCACCAATGGCAGAACCAAGGGTGGTTTTTCCTGTACCACGAGGTACAATAATAGGCACCTCATGAATGAGACGCCTTTCTTCAAAATCTTTATATTCTTCAAGTGTATCGGGATCTGTTTTTGTAACTTCAACTGTATGATAAAAACCCCACGTTGTTTCTAGCCAGACCTTCTGAGGCAAAGCCAAGCGTAACTTTCCAGCAAGACCTTTAGTGTTGCTGCACTCTTCCTCAATGAACTCAATCCGTTTGTCAGCTTCTTCTTGTTTAAAGATGTATTGCTCCTTGTACCTCTCTACTCGTTTAATCGACTTCATCGTAAGTTCACAAACGTGAATCTTACCTGAGTAGACCAGCTGAGCATATTTATCAAAATATTTCATCTCAACCATATCGAGCCAACTTCTCCTGAATCATTTCTTTGAGACTGTCACCCTGTGGACTTTGCTTTTCAATCGTTGACATAATCTGCATGTTTAGCTTTTGATACTTTTCCATTCCATCAAGTAAATACTTATCAGGTAGCTCACCGTCATTGATGACTTTATTGATTTCCAATTGGAAATTTTCAATCACTTTTTGATTATGATTGTATTGAGTTTTAAGATTTTTCAAACCTACTGAATCATTGTCATTGATTTCAAGCATTTTTTCTTTTGGAATCAACTTGAAAGTCTTACGAGATAGCTCGACACGTTCCTCTCTTGTATACTTTTGCCGTTGATTTGCAAGCTTTTCTAACTCTTTGAACTGACTTTTTGTGATATTCGACCGAGTTTCTTCAAATATGCCTAGCTTTTTTCGATACCTGGTGAGGGTAGCACGACTTATTCCTAGCTTTTCTAAAACTTCATTGATTTTCAAAATCATGCTCCTTTCTTGTATCAATTTTCGTCATTTTTGGGGGAGAGGTATATAAGAGGATTGACACCGTTATTATTTTAGGTGTGTGGAAATTTAAAATAGGGGGGATCTGATAAAAATCAAAAATCAAAAAAATAAAAAAATCAAAATAAATTAATATTTCGATTTTCTAAATTTAAATTTATTTTACTTTGAAATGTTTTTGTATTATGACACTCGAGACAAAGTAATTGCAGATTATCTTCGTTGAGAGTAATAGACTCATCTTGATAATTAGTTTCATCAATCTCTATAATATGGTCAACAATGCTCTTGCCATGAATTAAACGTCCACACACATCGCAGCGCATACGCTTTGTAGTTCTGATTCTATTTCTCAGAGTTCTCCAATGTTTCGAGTTGTAGAATTTAATCTGCCAAGTTCTAAACCAGTCAGAGTGTTTTGATTTCCTAGATTTCATAGCTCGACCAACTCACTCCGAAGCTCGCCAGTTACTTTATGTCTGTAGGTTATAATTTTATACAATGGTTTGTCCCAAGCGTTTACTGTACAAATATCAACTAATTCAAATCCATTAAAGCTATATGGATATGCTTTAGGTCTCATGCTTCATCCTCCCTCAAAAAAAGAGAACTCGCACAAAGCTGTTCCCTGAATTTTTCGCATGATACAAATATATCAGATTCATTTTGTCAATTCTATATCTTTTTTTGACAAGATTTATTTTTGAGTTTTGAATTTATGTAAAATATCCCTGTTGAATTAGTTATATCTTATATTTTATCCAATTTTGTTTCACACTCTAAAACTAGCATAGACAATGCTTCAGGCCCTCTTCAAAATATAAACTAGAAAATTCCTCGTTATGGATAGTTGAAAAAATCAAAAAAATATTAGAGGCTAAAATTACTCATCTTGGTATCAAGTTCATCTTGCCTCACACAAATATAAATTAGTGTGACTGCTGGACTTGAATGATTGAATAGTGACATCAAGTCTGCAACGTTCTTGTACTTCTTGTAGTAATGATAGCCAAATGTTTTTCGCATCGTGTGAGTTCCGACATTATCGATGCCTAAGTCTTCAGCAGCTCTTTTAAGAAACCAGTATACCGTCTTATAGCTGAGCGCCTTATTCTTTCCAACACGACTCTGAAATAGATATTCATGTAATTCTTTATCTTTGACAAATTCCCTCAATTCATTCTTGAGTGGCCTTGTCATTTTAATGCTCTTGTATTTCCCTGTTTTCTGTTCCCTAACTTTAATGTGCCAACCTTGAACATCTTTAACCTTTAGTTTGAGAATATCCCCAACGCGAAAACCTGTATTGATTCCCAAGAGAAATAACATGTAATACTTTTCATTCCAAGATGATAGATAGTCCTTCATGGCTTGTATATCATCCTTATCTCGTAACGGTTCAACAATATTCATAGTTTTGCTCCTTTCACAAAAAATAAAGCACTAAGATTTTCTCAGTGCTTTGGATAATATCAATCTATCATATTCCTTTTGTCAATGCTATACTTTTTTTTGACAAGTTACATGAACAATAATTTTGCAAGTGTATCTAGAATCACTTCGCGCCTTCTGTAAATCTGCTTACTATGTCTGTATAGATACCCAGTGTCACCATCCTCCATGATATGCCATACTTGAATCCAATCGTATCTGGTATGTTCTCCCCATTTCAAATAAAAGATTTTTTTATCATCAGGTTCAAGTACATCGAGTAGTTTAGAAATTGCTGTTTGAAGATTTTCTAGTCTTAAAACCATGGGATCACTTGCGTATGCGATTGCTAAATTCTCGGACCTATTAACAAATGTCCCACTCCCACTTGAACCTGTGTCGTCAATGCCAGGAACAGTAAGATGCTTAACCTCATACAATCGTTCTAACTCATGTCTTCTTTGACCAATCAATTTGTCAATCTGTAAGTATTTATCATTGAGTTCAAACTCGAGATAATCTCTTCGTGCTGTTATTAGGTTCTTTTTGCCCAAACCTTACCTCCGACCTATTTTAATTATTACCCGATTGATAATTTTTACTCATGATTTGTAATCACGCCACCGGCTCCATTAACGGTAACCCAGCCATGTTTCTCTCTGGCTTCTGCTTCTTTCATACGGATAAGGTTGTCTGTGATTGAGTCTGACTTAGCTTTGTTGGCCTTGGCTTCACCTTCTGCTTTGATGATACCAGCATCCGCTTCAGCTTGTGCTTGGACCTTCTTAGTATCGGCTTCGACCTTAGCTTTTTCCTGTTCTTGTCTAGCTGTGTCAATTTCCTTCTGTTTGACAGATTCAGATTTGATTGCTGCTTCAATCTCATCTCCTGCATCCTGATCAGTTATTGTGAAGGAAACAAATTCAAGATCATAAGATTCAAATTTTTCTTTTAGCGCCTTGTCAATCTCTTCATAGACTTCTGTTCGCTTATTCCCAAGAATATCATAGATGTCATAATTCCCAGTAACCGACTCGATAGCTCTCTGTACTGCTGGAGCAATTACGCTCTCATTAACATTCTCCAACTTCGTATAGTTTGAAAATATCGTCATAGCCTTTTCTTTATTAACACGATACTTCACATCAATGTTAGTATTCAGCCATTGACCATCTTTGGTCTGAGTTGTGATTTTTTCCATAGTCTTCGTCTGAACTGAAGTCGAAAGAGTATAGACGGTATCGATGAAAGGAATTTTAAGATGATAGCCTGTTTGTAGGGTGTTTTCTTGAACACCTCCGATCGCACTGACCTTTACTCCAACCGTATTAGCTGGGATGCGCTTCACGGCCGTGAGACGAAAAATTCCAAGTGAAGTAATAGCAACAACCGTGATGATGCCACCTTTTGCAAGTTTTGTAAGTTTAGTTTTCCCTGTTTCGTGATCGTATTGTGTAAACATTGTTTTTACTCCTTTTTTAAATCATTTTTCCTTCAAATACTAATGTAATAGTCCCTGTCCCGTCTCTATGCTTAGAGACCAGCGCTCGACAATCTGAACCATACTCAACACCATCAATTGTGATGCTATGCTTTATTTTGTCAACATTGATGATGGATCCATTTGATGTCTTAATTCTCATGTTCCATCTCCTCAATCAACCAATCAAGGTTCTTGCGAGCCTTTTTCAGGTCTTCAAGACCGTTTTTCTTTTGGTGTCTTAGTAGGTATTTTAAGCTATTACCTAAAAAGAAGCCTTTCAATTGTTCTGGTGTCATGAAGTTCCTTAAAGCATCTATGGACTCCATACCGTACCGACCTTGGTAGTGGCTCGGCTTGTTTACGTTGTCAATTATTTCTAGTTCCATTTTTTATCCTCCAAAAGCTCCTTATTTCTGTATTTTGGTCTCATGCCAAATCCTCCTCTTTTACGAAAGTTCCGTCAATCCAACGGCCTTTGCGGTCTTTGATTTCTTGGTAAGCTAGTTCAAAACACTCTTCAAAATCATAACCGAGAGCATTGCTGATTGATTTTAACCAGATTACTGTACGGATCAAGCTTGATTTACGAACTTCCTTAGCAAAGTAATCTTGATATAATTGAAATTCGCTTATATTTTTATTTAAAAAACCAAAACATGTCATTACATCTCTATCATTTTCTGATGATTTAAAAATCTCCTGCACGTCTACCTTAATCAGCAAGGCCAGACCGACAATCACGACTGCGCAATCTCCGATGCTGTCCTTGGTCAGTTGCTCATTCTTTTTGAGATAGCCTGCGCATAACTCACCGAACTCTTCGCTAAGTTTTAATGACTGCTTGTTCAGCCGGCCACCGTTTTCAAGGTCACGGTCTATAAACCATTGTTTTACATTTTCTAATGTGTTCATAATCTCACCTCATCCCCAATTTTCACTTTCTCATACACTTCTTTCGTAACCACGAACACCCCGTAGTCACGAATCGTAAGCGTGTATAGCTTTCCGTGTCGTCCTTTTTCAAGGACTTTTCCGAATATCTCTGCTCCTTGATTATCAGCCTTGTAGATAACCACTGGCTTCTTCTCTTCTAAATTCCGGATTTTATCCATCTGCCAGATGTTCAATCCAGCAGACAGAAGAATCCAGATAGCTATGAATCGTTTCAATCTATGACCTCCTTATAAAGTAAATTCATATCAAAACCACTTTCGATAAATCTGTGTGTGAGTTCTTTATTAATTCCATTCCCTAAACAATGATAAACCACATTAACATTAATACTTAACCCTAAATATTTTTCTAAGCGTGTTCTATTATCTACATAGAAGTCAATGTTTCTTTTCTGTTGTTGATAAGGCATAGCTTTGGTAATATCTCTAGTGCAATACATCAAGACATTTGAAATGACATCCTTCTTTGTCAAACAATCTTTTAAGGGAAAGTATGTGTTCGTTTTTGGGATGAGGATAAGTTCCAATTGTCTATTTATGAAAGAGTCGGGAAAATAACTCATGAGTTTTTTTAATTCTTCAAAGACTTCATTATTCATCACTCCACCTCTTGAATTTCCATACCAGGGCAATCAAATACCCAACTCATGTCATTTTCTTCTAGATCGGTTTTAGTATGATATCCTGAATAGAATACTTCATCATAACTAGAGAAAATATAATCCTCATCTTCAGTGTGATAGTACAACTTTTGTCCACTTGATTTCAGAGTTACAATATATTTCCTCTCTTTCTCGACCTCATAGCCTAGAATCCAAGCAAGACAGAATTTTTCGATATTGTCTTCGTAAAACCACTCAGGGACTCTCTTATCGTAATGATCTTCAATCACTCTCATCGCCCCATAAACATGAAAATTGTTTGCCTTTTTAAACTCTATATAATCCGCCACGTACTGAGGGATTGCGACTGTTTCTGGTTCGTCTAGTTTAGAAACAAGTTCTATTGCCAGGTCTATCTCAATATATTCTACTTTGTTGCCAAAAATGTTTTTTAATCCTTCTATCCGTTCAATCAATTCCTGCTTATTCATCTTCCCTTCCTCCATAAATCAAATAGACTGCCATAACTAACTGAGACATGCTTGGTGAATAGCCAATCCAATCATCAAACTCCTTAGATTTTGGCAACCAATCCTTAGTGGCTCCTAAATCATAGTCTTTAGGTTTTTCATCAGCGAAGATACATTCCATCGCTCCCATAAACGTCATGCCATCTTCTGTCATTTCCCAGAAATAGTCCGCCCGGTCTTTCACTGCTTGTGGTAAATCTTGGTTGGGAGGCTTGGGCTTCCCGTCTTCTACCGACCAGCCGTATACTCCATTAACTTTTTTCTTTAATTCTTCCATCATCTTTCAACTCCTTTTTCCTTTATGCTGCTTTTGGCACTAATTTTGTTTGCTTCATCCATTCTTTGGCTATGTCCCAGACATCGGTTGGGACGTCTTGGTTATACTTGCCACGAAACTGGACTATTTTACCCTGCTTTACTTCGAGTGTGTAAAGAGGTGTTTTTGGTTGATTTGATAAGCGTACAAACACTATCAAAGTATCGCCTTTGAAATGCTTGTCTGTGTATGAGCTTACGCAGTGATGTAGCTTCTTGCCCTCATAGATCAGCTCGGCCACTTTTCTAGGGACATGGAATGCGTAACCGTGGATGATTCTATCCATTCCTTTTTTAAGTTTAAACTCAGATTCAAGCTGCTTACGTTTCTTCTTGTCTTCCATTTTGCGTTTTTCTTCAACGAATTGATTGTATAATCCGACCGTGTGATTGTGCATGGCCGTAAAATCCTTTGGTACAAGCATAGCATCACCTTCAGGCTCAATGCCCATTTCTCGTAGCATCTTGAGATAGTCAAGATATTCATTGAAATCAATATGATTCTTGATAATCCAATTCTGAAACTTATTGATCCCTACACCTTTCGGTATGTGCTTGATATCGTGGTAAGTCAGATAAGACTCGATACCAGGTACTAGCTGGCCGTTCCGTTCTTTTAATCGACGGCTCAACTCAAATTCGTTAAAGCTGCGATTTGAATTCTTGAAAAATTGTTTATTCTTCTGAAGCCATCTACGGTTCAAGGTCCGCATGTCTACGGTTCTTGTAAATCCGATTCTACAATTCGGAAACATGATTTCGTTGGCCAATCTGTAAGCGTGAATCTTCTGGGCAAACTCGATTTCAAACTTATATTTGTAAAGTCGTTCAATTTCCCAAAAAAAGATATTATCGAATTCCAAATATTTGAGTTCGGATACTTTTTGAAGTCTCTTTTCCCAATTGTTTGGATAAAAAATATTTCCTGTGTAAAAACCACCACTAAAGAAATTAGCGAATAGATACGGATAGTATTTCCCGTTGTAATCTTGGCCAATTTTTGTGTGCTTGTCATTTTCAAATCGCTCTAAATTCGTAAAATGCCAATCGATAAATTGTTTTCCTTCGACCAGCTTCGAGCTAAATTCATAAGATTGGATCTCGATGCGTTTCGAGGTGCTGAGAATGATGGAGAAAAAGTAGGTCTTGTCATAAAAAGTAAGCCGTGACGACTTTGTCAGTCGTTTCTCGATACAATGGCCAAGGTTCAAATCTGAAGCGATTATGGTCTTGTCCTTATTACTCCATTTATACGTTGTGATTTGCGAGTAGCACCAGCGCCAGAAATCTGCAGGTGGTTTCAATCGTCTATCAGCTTCTCGCTTGCATTGTTCATGTTTCATTCATCCAAGAAATCGAAAATGCTCATTTGCTTTTCGACTACTCCTTTCTCTTTCTTAATTTTGACCGCATCAACTTTATTTTCGGGAGGATTTTTAGGCTTTTCTACCTTCTTCTTGACAGATTCAACAGGCACCTGCTTGATGTTAGATACTTGCGAATTTGAGATAAAATATTCTCGAACCCATCTGAAGACAGTAGCATCATCGATACAAGCGACTCCGTTTTCAGCAAATTTACGAGCTTTTTCTTTTGCAAAGCTTAAAGCACACTTCAGAGAGTATCGCTCTTTTAAGATTCCTTTAAATAATTCCTCATCCTCCTGATCGCATATCCAGTTATGAACACGATCAAGTGAGTTATCATGTGGTTGATTTAATTCCTCTAGCAACTTCGCCAGGGCTTTTTCTTTGATTTCATTCATATCATTTTCCAAAAAAATGCGACTGCCTTTGTGAGTTTGGCTAAATACGGGCAGCCGCTCGTCCAAGGTCACATGACCTTTACTGACACATTCCTAGCTCGCTTTTAACGTGGTTCGCGGCACGTTGGTTTAGTCGCTAAATAGTAGCAATCTATCGCACCATAATCAAAACGTACATCGTCTTTTCCGATGTGTTTCTTGAATTTTGGTCTGGTAATACCTGAGAAAGCCCATTGATGGTCTTTCATCCGTTCGATAAGTTCATCCACATTGTTAAAACTTCCAAGAAAAAACTTGCAGTGCCCGTTGTAGACGAAGTAAAGATTTAACATCAATACCTCCTAAAATTTCATAAAAGCCATCCAGTGAGTCGTTCCACGCTGTTGTCCGAAAAGTGGTTGATGCGGAACCAATTCCAAAATTTCTTTAACATTTACTTGAGCATCAGACCACTTGAAAATAAGTGTTCCTCCTGTTTTCAAAACCCTAAAACATTCTTCAAAACCTTGTTGTAAATCTAACCTCCAAGTCAGTAAATCTAATTGTCCATATTGAGCACGCATGAATGATTTCTGGCCAGCCCATAGAAGATGAGGTGGGTCGAACACAACAAGATTAAATGTTTCGTCGTCAAATGGCATATCTCGAAAATCTGCAACAATATCTGGTTTTACATTGATTTTCTTTTTGTGAATTTCAAATTCTTCTTCACGTCTATCCATGTATGTCGTATGTGGTTCTTGTTTATCAAACCAAAACATACGAGATCCACAACACGCATCTAATATTCTGATATCGGACATCAATACCTCCTATCCTTCATCCCAGACGGATACACAAAGCATCTGCCTGTTGCTCCCTCAAAGATACGACTTGATAAAGCACCATTCCCAAAATCGTCCGAGTAAAGCTCCTTAATTTCTTCACTAGACAGATTTGTATTGATAATCGTATTTGTCCGATTATCCAAGATCTTGAATAATATCTGATGTGCCCATTCGTTTCGCTTTGTATCAGCTTTTCGACTCTCTTTCCCAAGGTCATCCAAGAAAAGGAAATCAACCTCAGACAATAGCTTGACCATCTTCGCTTCTGAATAGCCATTGTCAAACTCAAAGCTTTCTCGAATCTTATCAAATAAAGTCACTACTGATACAAAAAGCACGCTTTTAGGTTCATCATAAGACTTAAATTGCTCATTGAGAAACCGAGCTAATCCATAGGTCAGATGACTCTTACCAACACCAGAAGGACCAGTGATGATAGCATTGCCAGTCTCACCTTTAACGTAGCAGCGCTCCAACCGCTTCACAAAATTCACAGCCTTTTCATCAATATCCACACGAATCTCATAGTCATGTAGTGACTTGCTTGCCAGCTTACTTGAAACGATGCTATCGCGAGAAAAGACCTCGTAAGTATCTGAGAGCTTACTCTTGACCTCAGCTTCCATGTTCAACTGCTTTTCAAAGAGTCTAATGTTCTCCTTCTCACATTCAGGACATTGACTGATTTCCTCAATCTTGCCCTTAATAGGAATCTTAACAGACCAAAGATGGCATCCATGAATTTCACAGACATCATCAAGAACCGTTCTAGTTCTAAATTGTTTAAACTGCTTCATCTAAAATCCCAGCCTTTCGTCAACCGTACTGGTCAAAATAGTAGAACGTTTTGGCATCGGTTGATTTAGATAATTGTCCATCTTATTACCGAAAAGCGTTTGTGGTTGCAGATACTGTTCATACTCTGTACCTTTCCACTTAGCGACCATGATGTCCACAACCTTTTTAAAATCTTCAAGGGCATATCCTTCTTTTAGCCTTGCCTTGATAAATTTATGATGGCTAGCTGTATTTACCTTGAAATTCTTTTTTGCTTTAAGATTCAAATACGAGATAATTTCTTTACAAATCGACAATTTATTATTGTTATTATCTATCTCGTTATTATCAGTCTTGTTTGTCTGTAAAATTTCCAGTTCCGATACTGTATTATTTACAGTTCCAGACTGTAAAATTTCCAGTTCCGAAACTGTACTATTTACAGTACCATCAACGGCACTTATATAGATTCTGTTAGGTAGGTTATTCCCTTGTCTAACTTCTTTTAACAGTCCAACATCCTTCAATTCTTTTTTGAATTTGATAATCGTCTTTTCGCTACTATTCAAATCAACCATAAGTTGCTCATTTGTGTAGTATTGAAATACATTCCCGTCTCTATCATGCCAGCCATTTTTTATTGAAAGTTCTAACCTTCCAAATAAGAGCATATACAAGAGTTTCGCATGGTTGCTCAATGACTTATATTTTTCATCATAGATGAATGGCTTTGGAAATTTGAAAAACGATAAGAAACCAGTGACTTCACTTTTTTTAATCATTGCACTACTCCTTTCTTCTAATTTTTAGTGTTATATCCATATTCAGGATTTGTTGCTTTAAAATCAGCTATGTATTTACTTTCTAACGCAAGTAGTTCATTTTCTGTGCCATCTTTTAACTTGTCGATAACCTCATAAGTCCAGTCTGTGATATCGCTTTTTTTCATCACTTCATGAAAGTAACTTCCTGATTGTGCTTTAAAATGTTGGAACCAACGAAAAATAGGATGATTAACAGTTTTTCCGATATAGACCTTACCAGTCTGTTTGTGGGTAATCTTATAGATAAAACCAACGATGTCCCCATTCTTGTATGTTCTAATATCTTCAGCAACCCTGTTCTCATAAAATTGTTCTTCATGCTCTAAGCAACAAAAATAATAACCACTGTAATTATTGTTCTTTATATCAATTCTATTGACAGGATTTTCTCCACAAAATTTACACGGAATTTTTTCGGTCCAAAAACTTTCCCAGTTTTCACTCAATTCATAAACGTTGACAAAAAAGAATTCTCCTTTAGCAGTTCTTTGAGGTATCTTTTCTGAAAAATATTCTGGATAATCTTCTTTGATTTTTGTCAAAACATCCTTCTTAGTTTCTAAATCAAAGTAGAGTCTTCGTTCTACTTGCTGAGAGTAGTAACTATCTTTGCTTTCTTTTCTATGATTAATTCTCACAAACCAATTTGCCATCTACCCCTCCACACTTGAAAATTTTGTGTATTCTTTGTGAAAATACAACTTCACTGTCCCTAGGCTACCATGCCGATTCTTTTCCAGGATCAGCTCCGTCACATTATTCGATTCTTGACTGTCTGCTTGCTCTTTCTGGTAGTAAGCCTCACGATATAAGAAGGCTACAATGTCAGCATCTTGCTCAATCGAGCCAGACTCTCGCAAGTCTGCCAACATAGGTCGTTTATCTTGTCTCTGCTCAACTGCACGGCTTAACTGCGACAAGGCTATGACAGGTACTTTCAAATCCTTTGCTAATATCTTCAATTCCCTTGAAATTTCTGAAACGATCTGCTGACGATTCTCGCCCTTTGCTCCGGTTATCAACTGCAAATAGTCAATGATAATTACACCCAGACCGCCCATTTCTTGGGCGAGTTTTCGAGCATTTGAGCGTATCTCTGAAATCCGAATCCCAGCAGTATCATCCACAAAAATAGGCGCATCATAGAGATTATTTTGGGCCTGTACAAGACGTTTCCATTCGTCCGTACTCAAATTCCCAGTCTTCAGATGATAAGCTGGAACCATGCCCTCTGATGCCAACATACGCTCGATCAGCTCCTCTGCGCCCATTTCAAGCGAGAAGATTACAGCAGGCTTTCTTTCCTTCGTGGCCACATACTTAGCGACATTCAGAGCCAATGCCGTCTTCCCCATGGCAGGACGTGCAGCAAGGATGATAAGATTTCCTTCATGAAGTCCTGTTGTAATCTTATCCAATCCAACAAAGCCAGTAGACAGACCAGTCACGAATCCATCTGTCTGCGAGCGAGTCTCGACTATCTGCATATGTGTATCTAGAATATCAGCCACATTACGAAATCCTGTCCCTGCATTTTGATTACTGATATCCAGTAGAGATTTTTCAGTTTTAGCAATGATGTCACCAATCGATACATCACCTTGATAAGCACTAGATAACGAATCTGACAAGTTAGAAATTACTTTCCGAAGCGTAGCCTTTTCTTTAACAAGCTTTGCGTAATGCTCCACATTCTTTGATGTCGGAGTTGAGTTTACTAGCTCGACAACGTAGTTGATGCCCCCAATAGTTGAAATGTCACCCTGATTAGTAAGTGCAGAGATCATAGTTGTCGCATCGATCGGCTCACCCTTTTCAAGCAAAGACAACATGGTCTTAAATACAATTTTGTTTGCAGGTTTGTAGAAATCATCTGGATTCAATTCGTCTGCAAGTGACGTTATCGTTTCTGGTGAGATAAAGACAGCACCCAGAACCGACTGCTCTGCTACTAGATCATGAGGTAGTATTCTAAAATCTTCACTCATGCACTATCCTCCCAATACTTCTTCAAATCCACAGTCATCACTGCAGCAAGATTCTTTTGCTCGGTCAAGATTTGTCTGCGATAAGGCGCAAGCCCAGCTTGTCGCTCCTCCTCACTTCGTGGCAAGTAGTATCCGTTTGGCTTCATCTTCTTAGCTACGATAGGATGCCTAAAATTCACACGCAAGCTTTCGATAATCTCTTCCAGCTTACGCTTCGAGAGTCCAGTTTCTAAGCGAATTTCGCTCGCTTGAATGGGCAAATCGAAAGTAGCACAATTCATGATCATGTTTAACACACGGATTTCCATCTCACTCATGTCACGACTAACAGTCATGTCTTTGCCCTCCATTTTCTTGGATTTTGACGAAAATCCATAGTCATTTCCTGATAAAGCAAACGCCCATTTTCTTCTAAGAGGCCTGCATTTTGCTTTCTTAGAAAATCATTGTTACTTGCTTCTTCCTGGTAGTCCTGAGCGAGTCTGTCATAGTCTTCGATGCATGATCTAAAAACTTGTGGTACATCCTCAATCGATGAAGCGAGGCCTATAGGAGGTTGTGTGTCATATGTGAATCTCCTATCGCTATTTTTCAAGTTTCTTCGTACAACTTCTCTAAAATTCTCAGACTCTTCGATGATAATCGCTTTTTTTTCTTCAGTCTTTTCTTCATCTTTGGATGTAAGTAGCAGCAGGATGAAGACCACGATAAAGATAGTCAATAAGCCAAGCAATTGGCTTGATAAAGTTGGTTCTGTCATTTTGTTCTCCTTACGCTCTTAATTTTCGTACTTCTTTTTCTAATTCCAAAATTTCATAAACATCATTGACATCGTACATAATATCTTTCCCTTGCTTACGAAATCTTA